CTTTTGCTGGTGCAGTATCCACCATTAGCAACGACTAGTGTACCCCCCAAAGTCAAAGTGGATACTGCACCAGCAAAAGTTAACCCTGTGGTTCCACCAACTATGTTCCAGTTTCCTGCTGTGGGGGATAATGCCCCACCACTGTTACCCGTGATTGTCTTGCCAACGGTTGCGCCACCAGTAACAGCAAGAGAGAGGGAGTTAGCTCCAACGACAAATGTAATGGAATTATCAGGAGATGTAAGTGAGGCAAATGCTGGATTAGCACCTCCAGCCCCTAAAAGAACCTGACCATCATTACCCACTGGAGCTGCAACAAATGCTCCTGCCCCTTGAGCGATGAGGACTCCATGATTGGTTAATCCTGAAAGAGTTCCGATGGATGCAAATGAGGATTGGGAGGTGAGACCTGTCCCTATTAAAGTCTTGCCTGCTGCTGCTGTTCCTACGTTTGCCATTTATTTTCCTTTATCAGAATATTTCATATGAACTTCCATTCATGAGCATGTCCAATGAATCGTATGGATCAGATAGAGTCTGAGAGGCTGCTCCATCTATCAATACGGCCCCACCAACAGTTGTCACTGTTACATTGCTAGCAGAAGCATTTCCTGTCCTATCTTTCACGACAAACTCTCTATACTGAGTTGGAGCATTGGGAAGGAGAATCGTAATCACGCCAGTAGAAGTATCACACGATATGAAATAATCCGTTGGAAGAACTGTATATGGTGACATGGCATTTGTCACATTGATATATCCAGTAAGTACTTGAGATATGGTTGCGACTAGATTGTTACTTCCTGGTGCTTGGGCTGACCACGTTATCCCTGGCTGGTCAATGAGATTGAGGATATTGAGTGCAGGGATTGCATCCCCACCAGTCTGAGTATGGAAGACTGTAGGCACGCTTGGAGGAGGGGGTCCACTGGCACTATCAATGAAAAACTGACTCATCTCATTCTCCTAGCGAAAGCCGATTATATAGAGATTTCCTACGCCTGCCGTACCTTTACCAAAAAGAATTTGCCCTTTCCTGCCACCTAATGTCCCTGCTCCATAAGCAGAATTATCAGCATGGTTGGTTTGCAAATCGATAATGATTGTTGCTCCACCAGGGAAAAAGTCATGATCCGTCACACCATCATAGCTAATGTCAATACCTAAAGTACCGTCGTTGTAAATTTTGAGTATTTTGATGTCATCAGCAAAGCCAGAACCATTCAGTGTCTGATATGAAGCTGTTAGGGACGCAGTATTGAAAACTGCTCTAGGTATACATTGAAACGAACTTAGATCAGCACCCATATCATTTCTTCCTTAATTTCCCAAGTGTTTCAGCAAGATTGGCTTGCTTACCAACCTTCCCACCAATCTTCTCGGCTTTCTTGATCTTTGACATGCCTATCTTCTTATCCGAAGGAATACCGAGGGACTTATGAAGTCCCCCTTTTTTGACAGCAGCCGCTATCCAGTTACCCTTCGACTTTTTCTTCACACTTGCTCTCGTCTTCTTTCTTTTTCGCATCATCAAGAAGTTTTTGTACATTCTTTTGTACTAGCGAAAGAACATCAGACACTTCAGCGAGTGGGGAATCGTTCTCACAGATAAACTGATAGACCCGTTCACCGATTTTTACGTCAAAAGATGCTTTTGCTTTAAACATTCACATTCCCTTTATATTTCTAGTTCATTATCTAGTCTAAGACCCAAAATACGAATGTAATATTTGCTGTAGTTGTGGTCAATCCTGTTCCGTTCATTACTGTTATGTTGAATGTTCCAGCTCCTGGTGTGACTGCCTGAATAACCGGTCCAGAACCAGTTGTCGCTCCATACATAGATACCATGATATGTGATCCAGCAGAGACTACTGTATTTGTGATTGTAAATACTTGGGTAGCTGCTGCAGCGATAGATACACCACTAAATATTACAGATCCATGTCGGTTAGAGCACACTTGTGGTGAAGCTCCGGCAGTTACAACAGTAGGAGTGACAAGGATACCTCCAACAAGTGATGCGATATCAGGAACAGTCACACCGCTCGATGATACGGATATACCTCTACCAGTACCTGATGCAGTACTTACTGTGATACCTACAGCAGAGCCAGATGCAAGAGATGCTGTTACTGGACCACTAAGAGCAATAGTTGTAGTTACCTGACCAATCGTCACAGCATGAGCAGCTATTCCAGTTGCAATGTTGACAGCACCGGCACGTGTTGCACCTGATGCAAGCAAGTTGAATGTCTGTGTACCTGCTGTTCCAGCACCACCCATAATGTTTAGGGTAGTATTGGCACCAGGTGTTGCGCCGCTAAGGATATTGACAACGTTTGCACCAGTATTGGATGCAGCACTCTGAATTGAGATCGTCTGCCCTGTTGCGTTCGTTGCTTTCCCAAGAGTGATCACCCCAGTCTGGACAGCAGCACCGAGGGAGATTGTTCCCGTGGTCATTGCATTTCCAAGAGAGATAGACCCAGCAAGTTGGGTATTTCCTATTGCAATAACGTTAGCTCCAGATCCACCAAGTGTGATATCTGTCTGAGCGGATCCTGTACCTACAGATACGGTTTGAGTTGTACCTGTGGAGTTACCAGTAAGGATGTTAACTGCATATGTACCGGCAGTACCAACACCTGTCATAAGGTTGAAGGTTTGGTTAGCTGCTGGGGTAGCTCCTGCAAGGATGCTCACAACGTTAGGACCAGCAATGCTTGACCCGCTATTGATCAGTACTGTCTGACCTGTTGCGTTTGTCGCTCCGCCAACCGTAATCGTACCTGTCCCTGCTGTACCTCCTAAAGCAATCGTTCCAGAAGTCAAAGCATTACCAATTGCAATCGACCCAGTTGTCTGAGTATTGCCCACCGTAATGACGTTGGCTGCTGATCCCCCAATCGCGATCGTTTTAACACCAGTACCACCAGTACCAATATTTATCGCAACAGCGTTCGTTCCAGTGCCTAGGTTGAATGTCTGAGTTCCGCCGGATGCGTTACCAGAGAAGATGTTAACGGCATGGGTTCCTGCAGATGCAGCACCTGATAGGATATTTACTGTTGAATTTGCTGCCGTTGCTCCAGCGTTGATATTAGTTACGTTGGCTCCGGCAGTTCCCCCACCGATGGAAGTAGTAGATGCACCCGCCCCACCTTGGATGATGACTGTAGAGGCTGCAGATGATGATCCTACTGTGATGGCTGTGGCACTGTTATGAGCACTTCCCCCGATTAGGATAGTGCCCGTTGTCATTCCTAGACCCATAGTTACGCTGCCAAGGGTCTGGACATTGGCAATTTGCAGGGTTGTTGCACCAGATCCACCAGCAATAATCATCGTGCTAGATCCAGAAGATGAACCAAATGTCATCGTTCCAACCTGTGCTGTACCACCTATAGTCATAGTGCCAGAGGTTGTGGAAGCACCAATGGTATAGTTGGAAGTTGCAGCACCATCAAGAGCAAAATGACCAGTACCAACAAGGAGAGATATACCTGATGTGCTAGAAACCGAACCTAGGGTAAGTACGTTAGATACTGCACCTGTACCAATATTGACAGCTTTAGCTGAACCAGCCCCGCCGGCAATATTTACAGTCGTTGCACCTGTACCTGCTCCAATGGCTACAATATTTGTCCCGGATGAAGATCCAAGAGTGATCGTCCCTGTTTGGGCTGTACCACCAATAACCATTGTACCTGTCGTTGTGGAGGCTCCAACTGCATATGTAGAGGTTGCCGCACCATCTAGAGAAAAATTACCAGTACCGACAAGGAGGGAGATGCCAGCGGCACCAGCAACACTTCCGATCGTAGTTACAATACCGCTACCGTTGCCAATGGTTGTCGTCCCAGTTGATGTAAGAGCTGTAAATGCACCACCAGCGGGTGTAGTTCCCCCTTGAGCTGGAGGGGCTGCGAAGACAGCCGCAAGGTTTGAAGGGGTGACGAAAAGGGCGAGAGCACCCGTTGAAGCAGTACCTGCTACAGCTTCAGCATCCGTCGCTAGCTGACCAATACCTGCTGTTGTCGTTGTGGCGACTGGTGCGCCAGCAATGGCGACAGAGTTGACATAAGTATAAACATCACTGGAAAGAGGGACAGATCCATTGACAGTACCTGCAGCAAGTTGTGCATAGGTAGAAAGCTGCACAAGACCTGGAGATGTAGTGGTGGCTAAAGCATTGGAACCTAGATTCCAAACGCCTGCACCAGTTGTCTCATAAATTACAGGCGGTGATACTGAGCTATCTTGCCATTGTGTTCCAGGGAGTTTGAAATCGTTTATCGTTGGAGCGCGATTGGCATTGATGTATTCAGGCGTCTGCTGGAAGGAGATGCCGACATAACCCAGTGGGTTAGAAGAAAGTGACGTATTTGTGCTCATGTGAATGGCCTACTAATATGATTAGATTCAGGGTTCACGATGGCGGATCGTACTTACAGCCGACAGTGGATAGAACGACCATCCATTTACGTTCAAATTTAGACTATCAAGCCCTCCTTATTTTTGCAAATTATCTATCAAATATTATTTCCAACCTCGAAGGATTAGGGTCTCTTCGATCTGGGCAAGGTATGCATCCCATGACTCTTCTTTCAACTCCTCATATGTTGAGCTATTTTCCCAGTAATGAAACATACAGTCCAATTTATCTTCAATTGATAGAGAAGTCTTTATCCGATAATCTGATTTCCAAAATCCTTTATGCCTATTGTTCCATACAGATACCATGTGTTCAATTGAACATATCCCTTCTGGAAAATGTTCATCCCCATCAAAAATGAACTCAATCATTTCTTTTTCGAAGCATGGCTCAAAATATGGATTTTGTCTGATCAGGACATTCCTCATGGCCTGTTTGCGTTGCTCCATCTCCTCAACTTCATATCGGTCTTTGGCACTGATATCGCTGATACCTGACACTAGGCCAAGGAGTAGTCCTGCTATCCCCAATGATGCCAATGGGTGATCGGTAATGAAATCGCCTGTAAGGTCTCTATTGCTCATCTTATCCTCTTTTTGTTTTGGGAATGGTAGGGTTCGAACCTACGACCCGCAAATTATGAGTTTGCCGCTACTAACCAACTGAGCTACATTCCCTTGAAACGCCGAGTGAAGGATTCGAACCTACGGCCAACGCGTTAACAGCGCGCTGCTCTACCACTGAGCTAACTCGACTTAATAAAAAACTCTCTGAACATCGACAACGTGATAGCCCTCTTCTGATCTATTTGATGGGATGGGATGAAATAGCATCCCTCGGGACTATCAATAAAGACAACATCACACATATTCGGATCGAATGGTTTCTTTTGCGTGTTACCCTTGTTATACCCACCACTCTTGCGAATGTTGACTATATACGAACCACTAGGAGCTTTCGATTCGGTATGAAATACCTTTACCTTGTGTATGCTCCCTTTACAATCCCCAATAAGGTCATAAGCAAAACTCCCCTTGATTGGCAAATAAATGTTGTCATATCTAGGAGATAGGACATGTATCGCTTTGGCCAGGGAAAGGAAGTTTTGGGCTATGAAATCCATTTTATCCTCATTTAGTGGACATCATAGCCACTGCCAGGATATATGGTAAGTCCCAAAGATTATTTGACATTTTCATCCCTTTGCGCCAATATGTCGATCGCCACAACTACGGAGGGCAAATGAGTCATGTTCAAAAAGCCATTAAAGATGGTGAAATAGATCTTCAATTTACACAAATTCCTTGCGCTGTATTAAAAGACGGTACTCGTTTGATAACGACCAAAGGATTGATTAAGGCATTAGGAAAAGCTAACTCGGCTGGAGGAAGAGGGACGCTCGTCGCCAAAATACCACCTTTTTTGAATGTCAATGCCCTTAAACCATTTATTGATAGCGATTTAACCTCTTCGCTCTCACCTATAGAATTCCAAATGACTAATGGAGCTAAGGCTTACGGATACAAAGCAGAAGCATTGCCAAAAATTTGTGAGGTATTTTTAAACGCAAGAGACTGTGGAGTGCTAACAGAAAAACAATTAAAACATGCTGCTACAGCAGATTTGTTAATGAGAAGTCTCGCAAAAATTGGAATTATTGCCCTCATTGACGAAGCAACAGGGTATCAAGAATTCAGGGACAAGACAGCACTCCAAGCAATCCTAGATAAATACCTTTCTGCTGAAGCTGCCAAATGGGCGAAAACATTTCCTGACGGATTTTATTTGGGCCTTTTCCGGTTGAAAAACTGGGATCTTTCTAAAGATCTGAAGAAAAAACCTGGTGTCGTAGCACATTACACAAAAGATCTGGTCTACAATCGTCTTGCTCCGGGACTAATGGATTCCCTTGAAGAGAAAAATCCAGTTCAGGAATCTGGAAGAAGAAAAAATTGTCATCATCAATTTCTCACCAAAGAACAAGGGCTTACACATCTTAAAGGACATCTTTTTATGGTTCAAAAGATCATGAAAATGTCAAAAAATTGGGAAGATTTTATGGAGAAAATGGATTCTCTTCTTCCCATATCAACAACAGAAGATATTGAAATTTCGGAAGAAAAATCTTAAGCCACTCTTTGATAAGGGAATGGGCCATTTTTTATGATGTCATGGAAGGTGGCCCCGATTGACGGCTGCTTGCATACTTACCTCCGAAAGATAAAGCATCACCTAATGTAGGTTTTTTATGCAACTTTTTGGTATGGAAATCCGGCTTTTTTAATGAATTCGTTCATGGAGGCACCTAGACTTGGCGATTTATGAATCCACCATTTTCCCCACTTGTTTTGGCCTGATGTTTTGGCTTGTGCTGCGCCTTGGGAAAATAACTTAAATATGGAAGGTGGGACGCCTTCATATTCATAAACAGGGCCTTGGGCTAACCCTTCATTCCCTTGAAATTTAACGATTAGACGCTTGTTCCTTGGATCATATTTGAATCCATAGACATTAGAAGAAGTTAAGTCAGCTCTAGGTATTCCTTCTGGAGATGATTCACCATGTGGAACGGTTATCTGATGTTCAAGACGATTTATAGCTTGTTGTACCTGAATTGGATTTCTAGCCAATGCATTTAACTCTGGATCTGGAATTGTCTGAAGATAGCTTTTAAAAACATTCGGATCTCCACCAGCCAGAATCCAAGCTAAATCAGCAGATTTTGGTATAGGAACAGACGTTGGCTCTTCTATGGGGCGTTGCTGTGATTCTATGCGGTCAGAATATGAATTGAGTATCTGCGTCAATCTCTCTTGGATTTGTGGGGGGATCTGCTGGCCATTTTTGGACATATCGCCTACAATGCCAACAATCTTTCTGATCAATTCAATCGCTTCATCCACATTTAACCGCCCAAGATTTTCCCAAGTCGATCAATAGATTGGATAAGATTTGAGGTTAAATCTCCCGCAGAACCTTGGCTTTCGCCTTCAGATCCACCAAATAACTGACCTACAAGATCTTCAAATGGCTGACCCATGTCACTTTCTATTTTCTTTGTAATGGGGCTATACATCTTGTTTTTTTTGACTTGAATAGCTGCATCTTTCATTCCCATACCAGCCTGCACATGCTTGTTGAGAGCCTTCCCAAGTTGAGGATACTGGGAGACAAAAGATTGAAGAGCGTTTGCTGCTTGAGGTGCTTGTGTTGCAGTTGCAACCTCTGCAACCGGAGCTGCAGAGGAACTGGCAGCTTTTGCTGCATTTTTAACACCTTTCACAGTTTTCTTTGCCACTTCTTCTTTTCCAAAGAACTTTCCAATAGCCCCTGATGCCTTTTTCAATATTGCTGGACCTTTGGTAACGGCCAACCCAGCTCCTCCTAAACTAAACGCAAGATTTCCAGCACCTTTTGCTATCTCTGCTGGTGTTTGAGATCTTTCTATTTCTTGAAGAGATTCCTGTTCATCTGGTCTCAAAGTGCCTTTTGACATTCCGGCATTCAGTCGTTCTTTTTCACCCTCAGCTACAGGGTTACTATATAGTCCCTGAAGGAATTGAATGACCTGATTACTGCCATAACCTGCAGCAGCAGCCTTGGAGAAGAAGTTGGAGAAGTTCTTGTTTACTTTTGCCATTAGATACCTGCCCTATGTCCGCTGAAGAGAGAAGTATACCAAACATCTGTTAGTGATGGATTTGGTCTGAAAGTATCAAGAAGTTCTGACCCCTGTCTTTCAGTCAACTGAACTCTACCAGCAGCCTTATCAGCAGCTATCTTCTGAAGAAACGCCTGACCATTTCCACCATTTTCATTGATTGCTAACGCAATCGCTAAAAGGGAATCGTTCTTGTTTAAGTTTTGTCCAATCTTTTCATAAGATTCCAAAGGCTTCTTCCTTGACGCCTTAACATCTGTCACCATCTCTTTATGATCTGCTGGTGGATAAGCCAACGAGGCTGCAAATGCAGGCGTCATCCCTACTTTTGTACGAAGATCTTTCTCATAGAGATCAAGACGCCCCATATCTTTATATTGCTGTCTGGCATTTCTGAGCATATCTCTGCCTTTCTCAGGAGACGAACCAAATGCGCTCTTTGCGCCTTCAGTGCTTACTTGCTGTCGTGTTTTGGCGAGTTTTAAAACCTCATCCCCTCTTTTGACTGCTGCCTGTCTTGGTGACATGCCATTAGCTATATCGTTATCGACTAAAGTTTGATATTCACCTAACATCTCACCTGTCAAATCACGAAAAACCTGATCACCTGATTTCTGAAGTACTTGTTCAACATGACTTCCTAATTCCTTACGTCCAAGTTCAGCACGACTCTCATAGGCTGTTTCAGCTTGTAATCTCTTCTCGTCTTGTCTTTGGACGATTTGCTGGGCTTGTGGAAACAATATTCCAGTTTGATCTGATAAATCTGCAGCTTGTCGATCAATATCTTGAGCTGTTGTTGGCACAAGATAATTAGATGCTGATCGATCAAATTTAGGGGGCTGCACAACATCTTCTGTTCTTTGAACAGGAGGTTGCATAGCCTGATTAGGTTGCCCAGATGGTTGAGAAATCGTTTGAGACTGCCCTTGTGGTTGATTGGATGATTGTCCTCCTGGTGGCTGACCTGAACGAGATGCATCCTTCAATTGCTGGCTTTGCATATATTGCATTGCCTGGTCGGCTATTTGTGGATTCTCAGATACTCCAGGTACACCCATAAGATTAGCATATCTCTTGAGAGGATTTGTCTCTTTTGATTCTGCTTGTTCTCTAAGTCCAGAAGATAAACGACCCCGTTCAATTTCTTTGGGTAGCGTCTGGCTTAACCCTTCACCCAACGCCTTTCCAAGGCGACCGAATACTGTCCCTCCTTCAGGCAAGATCTGGACCATTTTAACCTCTTAACTAGTAGATATTTGTGAATTTGATGGATTCAGCCAGTTCGATAATCCTTTCACCCCAGCATTAACACCACCACCAGCATATGCCCCTGCAACCTGACCAGCAGCATTTGCAGCCGTTTCTAGGAAGCCTGGCGATCTAGGGGTATATACGTTCTCTGAGTATTGATTAAGCGCTGCTTGACCCATAGATGACAGTCTATCAGCAGCTGATGACCTTAGCCCTGATCTAATAGAGGCGAGACGTTCACTTAGGTCTGTTCCTGCCGATACGGCAGCATTTCTGAACCCACTAGAAGACATCCCGCCAGATCCCATACCAGCAAATTGCTCTCCCAAGTCTGGGATGATCTGCTCGTTAAATCTTCGCATCTCAGGTGCAGCAAAGTTCTGGAAGTCTTGCGAATTATTGCTTAGGAGGTCGCGATAATAATCTGCACTGTCTCCGAAAGCCCCACCAGCTCCCCTTCCTTGTGCAGCATTTGCCTGCTGTTGCTGTATCCGTTGCTGATTAGGTTGCAGCAATGATTTCTGATCGTATTTTGCGTCTGAACCTGTCCAAAAACTCATATCAAACCTCAAGTATGTATTCTATAAATGCGAACGCACGATCAAATATCTGAGGGGATGTTACCACTATCTGTGTTTGAGTCATCAGCACATCATTCCCTGATATATCCCTTGCTGTAAAGGTTGTGGAGTTGGTTCCAGCAACCCATAAATCGATAAGGGTAAAGTTAACATCAAAGGTAATTCCATGGTTAACACCCGGGTTGACACCAGCAATCAATGCACCAAGATCTACAACTTTCCTCAATACTGATCTAAACTGCTGGCTGGGATCTTCACCAGTTGTATTGACTGCTGAAGGTATAAATTGCTTGCCAGCCAGCAACTCCTCATCAAGGAGCCAACCTATTGCACGTATATTAACAGCATTAGATATCTTCTTGAGATGTTCAATGAGAAACTCTCTACCTTCTTCCCATTTCTCTGGGACGGTATCGTATACAGGGACATATGCTTCAAGTTGCTGGGAGACTGGTGGCGTTGTCATTCAACTCTCAGTAATTGGAATGTCCATCTTATTTGATCCATATTCGCATTTGCTGTTGAGTTTGATATTGTTAATGTATTAAAAACAAATGAAGCTGTAAATTGTCCAGTTCCTGGATTTACAATATTTTTGAAACCAAAAGCAGCATTCCAAAAAACCAAAGTATCTACCAAAAAAGGCGGCGTCCTATAATTAGCGGCCACCAAACGACCCAAAGCAACACTTATTCCAGTAAAATCCAATATGTTTGCAGACGCACCTGCCAATTTAAAATCTAATGGAGCCAATGTCGAACTTAGGAATGTCACCGGAGTTGGGACAGCATTATTTGGTCCTCTTGAATATTGAAGCAATCCAAGATTGGTGATCGGAAGCCCACCAGCATCTAATGGCTGATACCCATAGAACACAGGATTAGTGACTGTTACTGGAAGTACTGAAGGAAGTACAGGAGCAATCTCTGGATTGGCATAGAATTCAGGAGTCGTAACGATATTATGAAATCCATTGTTTGCCGTCAGATTGGAGAACTTGTAATGATTTATGCCAAAGGTGGTGTCTAAGTCTTGATTGTTCGATAACAAATCCCCCTGGCTATCCTCAAGGAGATCAGTTGGTTGCGGCTTGTTGGGGTTGAATACCATTTCATATTCCTTGGTTTAACTGTGTGCCAGCTTTTCTCATCCATACCACTTCTGCATCAATCTGCACATCTGATTCCTGCTCCACACCATTCATTTGCAATGGGGAGAAGTTCCATTCAATAGTAAGAAATGTTCCCCTAGATGGGCAAAACACTCTCTGCATGTTCTTTGAGCTTACCAACCCTGCTGGTTGTGTTGTGGGTACAGAGATATTGAAGAAGTTGTCTACGTTTTGAGGTTCGGTATTGATAGGATTGTCATCACTGTAATTGACGTAAATATTGAGTGATATCGCACCCTGCTCTGTTGTGTTTGTCAGAACGTCGATGTATCCAATCTGTATGTTCTGCCCCTCCTCAAGGAAGTTAAATTTCTTACTCACGATACTGAAGTTGTCTCGGATGGTGATCTTTCCACCACCTATATAAGTTGCAGATGCAGTCAGTACAGGGTCAGAGAATTTTTGTGTATTTATATTGTACTTCCAAAGGACAAACTTATTGGGTTGGTCAGGAGTTGCAATCCCATCAAATCCGACACGATACACCCCAGCATGCGTTACTGGATTGAAATTTAGTGATGAGTATGAACCAATTATCCCAGTTAAGATGATGATCATATTCTCTTCGAGATTATGTTCTGGACTCTCAATAACCGTTGGCGTGGAACTTGGAGTTGTACCATTGGAGGTAATGTTTTTGATTGAGAGGGTTGGATCGTTTGTCACCTTTGAATCTATATAGACGACATATCCTTGCTGATTCCCAGCTACAATATCAGGAATGAGAGAAGGACGATTACCCCAAGCAAAGTTAGCTGAGTTCCAAGGAAATTTAGATCCTAGCCATGTTCTAGCACTTGATGGTTGGAAAGTGCCAAAACATGTGAAAGAGTCTGTAAATATTGCCCATGATCCATTCTCGTAGTTATAGAGAAGGCGACGATTAGGATAAGTGATGGGATAAGTGTTTTCTGGTTGATATGGGTATGTCCAGAATGCTAGGCGATTGATGAAATCTCTTACACCATACACACGTGCTGGTCCTTCATTTTGATTATTGAAGGAGAAGACAAGGTCCGGGATTTTTACGTCTATCCTACGAGATTTAAAAGAGTCACATTCCACTATCCCCTTATCACCTATACCAACAAGGGAGGTGTCAAACTGAACAGCACTGAAAGGACTTTCAGCCCCTAACTCACTGTTCACCTTCTCTATCTGGAAGGGGGCTATTGATCTCCCCGTATATCGTAGTTGCCAGGTACTGCGCTCACAGTATATGACAAGATTGTCTCGGACAAATCCTACAGATGTGATGTTCTCTGATGTGGGTATATCTAAGAATCCACCCTTTCCTCGAATGTTATCGTTCCATGCATTTGCACTTACAGTTCCTAAAGGAAAAAGCACGCTTACATCTGATATTGGATTTCCTATTGCTGCCCATCTGATTCTTTGAGGATAGTTGATTGATGCTGCAAGGTTTGCTCCTTCATATGTGTTAAAAACCATCATCCTTGATCGAAATGGGAGCATGGCTAAACATTGAGTAAGCCTGTCTCCTGATACACTATTAATGATGGGAGCAAAATCTATCCATGATCCAGCAGGACCATTTGTATATCGAATTGGATCACCAGCAGGACCAGAGAAATTTGTTGCCCAAAAAACTTTCTCGTTATTCCCGTTAGGTGGTGGGGGTGTAACCCAATAATTAGTCGTCCAAAAGAAATTGGAATTCGACCCTTTCCATATGGTCCCGGGGATAAATTCCTGCCATCCAGTTCCAACGAAACGATAGGCATATACCGTGTCCCATGCGACAGTCATTTCATTGTTCAGGGTATCTATCTCTCTTATTCTAAGGCCCATCATTGGAAGACGTGGGAAGTAGTTGAAAGAAATGATTGTGGGTGTCCCAGCTGGCGCAGATGTCGTTAGAGTTACCACAGCTGTGATGTAATTTATTGTCCCGACATTGGCACTAACTGGACTTGTTGCTAGCGTACCATCCCCTTGATCAATCATTACGATATCTGGGCCAGCTTGCAGGGTTATGATCACACTTCCCGGCTCAATCTCTGCATTGACTTGAGGGACGATTGGAGGAACTAAAGTTGTCCATATGGTATTGATTGTCCATGTGGAAGCACTTGAATTACCTAAAGAAAGGTTTGCAAATTTTCTCCGCAATCTGCCAAGCGTCTCACATCCTTGCTTTCTTTTTATCCTCTCCCTCCATACATGGGCATTCTCAAGAGTAGGAAAAGCATCTGCAGGGAGAATGAAGTTTTCCCTGTTCTGGATTAACCCTTGCTCAAATCCTTGGATATATAGAGGAGAGTATCCACCCATTTAACACCAACCTGATCCCCAATATCCTTGTCCACCACCTTGATTAGAAGGGGTAGAACCAGAGAATACTGTGCTATTTCTTTGCCCTATCTCCTCTACTCCCTGTCTTTCCAAGACAAGTGCCTCTTGTTCTTTGAAAAATGGCATCAAGTTCTGTACACCTTCCATATCCTGACGGTCACGTAATATTCGGAGAGAAGCACCCAGGGCAATATATTCGCTCCATTGATTGAGGATAGGGTTATCTGTCGTTAACATGAACTGAACGGGAGAGAGATAGGTTTCTATTTGAATTTGGTGTATCTGCTTAGGTACTGGACGAATTGTAAATTCGTTATTCCAAAAAAGGACGGAATATGGCCTACCTGTTGTATATTGAGATACCCGAACACGCAAAGTTGTTCCTGCCGCTGGGGTAAGGCTGACAGGAACAAAATTGATGGAAAAAGCTCCTGTCACGTAGTTCACTGTTCCTATATTGGTGACAGTGTATAGGCCAGGATTTCCAGTATTCCTATTGTACATGCCGGGGACAGGTGGTGTGGTCGTTTGAGGAGGGACAGAAACCACTGCATTAGGCACTTGCAGCTGGAGATTTCCAAGCCCATCATCCGCAATGGATATTGCTGTTCCTGATATGTCAGTTCCACCAATAATTACTGTATTCCTTAAGAAAGGAGTTGGACCAATGTTGAATGCAAATACTTGCGTTACCCCATCTCCTGATGCTGGCTGAAAAGATGTAGGAAATTTAGGCCACACAGCAAAGAATTGCATCCTGTCTTTAAAAAACGATCCCTGTATCCCATCGACATAGAGGGGAGATCTCACCCCTTGATTGTAGTTCACATCTAGGGGGTAGGTGTCAATGTAGGGTTCAGTGTAGAAGGTATAGACATCCCTCATCTGATCAACTTTTATGTTCTGGGGAAAATCAGAATTATAAAATTTATTGACGTATTGCTGGATTGATGCGGAAGTAAGTGATGATTGAGATGGCGATGCCGTAAGCCTTCTGACTGTTTTCTCTATCTGGGCATATGTGGAGTCGGCTGGGATTACGGCACTCATTGATTACCTACTTGTATTTCCTATGGATTTTTCCATGACATGGTTTACACACCCATTTTACTTGTAGAGGATAAGCATAATCTTCATGGTGAGCTTCTGTCCTGCATTCCATCATACACATCTCACATTTAGGATTCCTAACCAGGGTTTCATTTTTCAAATAATAGTGAAAAAGCTTCCTTGAAAGTGTTTTCTCTGGATTTCTTTTGATGCTATTCTTGACGCTTTCATGAATTTTATCTTTATTTTTTTCTCTCCACCTTTTTACGGTAGCTTTATAACTTTCAACTCTTTCTTTTGCCCTTTCTCTTGCCTGAACGGTTACTCTAGCTCTATTTTCTCTGTTCCATCTGTCTCTATATTCTCTATATTTTTCAGGATTTGTTTCTCTTGCTTTTTTTGCTGATTGTCGTGCCAATTCTTTGTATTTCTCTGGATTTTTAATCCAAAGTTTCTTTCTTTTCGAAGATTTACATTCTTTGCAAAAACCCTCAAACCCATTTCTCTTCCTGAAAAACTCAGTTTCGTTTTTCTCTACCTTACAAGAAGTGCATGTTTTCATTTTTTCTCCATCTTACACATGGAGAACATATACCATAGTTACTTCTTTTTGTATATCGGCAAAAATCGGTGGATTTGCTCTCCTGGTCCATCTTTAAGAGTTGGACGACCATTAGCATCAAGTACTTCGCTTCGTTGGGGGAGTTTCTTTCTTGGGTCATTTACTTCTTCCATCATCCCAACTGGAATTGAATATGTTTCGCCTGGAATACAATGCCAAGTATCGATCGGATCACCGTCCCAATGGCAATAGGGCTTTGTGAGCCTCTCATTAGGCCCACGGGAATTGAAATACTCTGCTTCTACGATCTCTGATTCATGGGCGCGCATCTTCTTCATCGCTTCGCGATCTTTCTCTGCGAATCTCTTGAATCCATTATCAGGTACAGAATTGGCAACACGATTGATTATCCCATGTTTCTCGCCCTTCTTATTCACCAGATCCATCATATTCTCTAGCATGTTTTTCCCTTTAGTTTCCAACGCTACCATCCACTGAATGAAATGGGACATTGGTAAAGTTATAGATGTTGCGAGACCCTGCAGAACAAAGACTTGCAGGTTTCTCTTTTCCTGCTGATGGTAATACAAAAGCGTCAAATTGGGAAGAATCTATGTTCGTGTAAAAATTTAATCCTACGATATCAAGTATTTTACCTGTAAGACCATCCATCTGAAACATCCCATAAGTGAAAGGGACACTGAAATAACAAAGCTGTCCAATTACATATGTATTGGCGATGGAAACTGTCACGACTGCCTTTGGGGATTGTGTGATATTGGTTATCAGGAGAAAGGGAGGAGTGACAGGGGAAGGAGGGAGGTAAACATTGTTTGCCATTGATCTCCTTCCCTTGTGGTTATTTACTCTTAATGTTTAAGAATAAAACGTTGCTTCCATTTTATATGCTTGGTAAAGAATAACATCCGAAGCTGCACCTGCTGGAGACTGTGCGCCACCAGACAAGTACATATAGGGAGTAAATTGACCGGTATGGAAAGGTTGCTTTTGGAAGTCATAACCAGTGTAAACCCCGGTTATGATGTTCTGTTGCGTACTAGCACCAGCAGGAGCAGCTGTTGCAAACAGTGCAGCAGTAGGTGATAGAGTCGTCAACGGAAACGCAAAAGTGGTGAATGCTGATGAATCGATGTCAAAGGTCATCGTATAGTTTGCAGCTGATACAGCTACAATTTTACCAGTGAGACCGTTCATTTCAATCATCCCAAATGATGAAGGAACGCTAAATCGCATCTTCATTCCGAGGGCATAAAAAGGAGTTGGGTCTTGAGAAAACCTTACAACGGCTTGAGTTGCTTTGGTTATCTCAGTGACATAAAGGAATTCAGGATCAACTGCTTCTTGGGGAGAGAGTCTGCGAGTAAAACCTGCAGTTCCTGCAGTCAAACCAGCCGCCCTTATACCAATGAGAGTATAGCCCGATCCTGATACCGTTGATATCTGAACTGCCATACCACCATACTGAAGCATACCTGTCGTATTATAAATACGAACAATATCCCCTTCTGAGTATGTGTTGGTTTGAGACACAACAGCAGGAGATGCAGCAGTAATTGCAGTGATAGCGTTAGGCGCTTGAGCTTCAACTACCGGCGAAACCTTAACATATGTAAATCCATTGGATGCTGTGGAGGTTCCAAAAGTATCCAAATTCAATGCATTTGTGCTGTTCGTTTTCTTCCAACGAAGCCCATCATTTGCTGCTGTCAACCCATTACCAAACCACTCACCCATAACAACAACAGCTGTAGCTGGAGCCAATGGCATTTGAGTCAGGTTGTAAGTCTTGAAATAATCAGCAGAAGAAGGGAGAGGAATCTTTACCCCTACGCCAGCCGATGTGAAAGACCCTTGAGTTATTAATGTGAAAGCCATAAATCACTCCTTATAGTCTAGCCGTTACGTTTAGTCCTGAAATCCAGTTCTGGTTCGAAATTGCCCTGGCAATTGCGAATTTAGCGTATAGCTGACTGTTCTGTGCAACTGATGAAACCACCCAATCTGGACGGAATCCAATCTTAGCACTGTATTGGTTCTGCTCAATCTTAGCTGCAGCCTCTAGACCAAACATCGGGATTGTATAAACCGTCTGTCCGCCTGGAGATGAATGACCTGGAATCTTTGCAGCTTTGGAAGAGACAAAGAACCGGAATCGAGATACCGAGCAATATTCCTCAGGCCTCAAACCTTCTTGATCTGGGTATGCATTTTTGAGCAATACACCCTGAACGTTTTGAAGGTCAGGTGTGATGTCAGTAGATGCAAGAGCAAGGAAAGCATCCCTAGTAGGACCGGTTGAGAACTTGTTCTCTGCTTCAATTACTTGCAGCATCGTACGAGCATCATTACCTAGGAGAATCCGTTCGATGTTATTAATATCGTTACGAGAGATTTCTGAGGGTTGCTGACCATTCAAACCGCCAACAGCATTGATATAGGACACAGATGATGAATAAAGATCACGCATAAGCAGATCTTCTTTTTCACGCAACCACTGACCTAACAAAGCAGTAAACTTAGTTAAAACTTTGTTGTTTTCGAAGAGCGTACTTCGCTGTTACTTTCAGAGCTTTCAACTCGCTCTTACTGACCATTTCTGGCGGAGGGTCTTGTTAATCCCCTCTCAATGAGTTTCCCCATTGTTCGGACTATCACTTCACCTTACGGTGTTCTCGGGGTTAGTCTCTGTGGCTGCACTCATATGATGCTTGCCTCTGGTTACCATGCGCTTATGCAGCGTTTAGGCTTTCCAAGGTATTTACCGAAAATTTATAGCGGGCTACGCGTGTTCCAACCTGCTCATTGATAACTACAGTCTTAGCAAAGATCTCTGTCGTTGCATCGATATCAGTACGTACGACAACTTCTGGTGCTGGATCTACTCCAGAACCATCTAGTTGGCCACCATCTGTGCTTAAACGCTCATATCTACTCATCCTTGTCGTCTTACCAATATGCGCTTCAGCAAAGTGAAGATCGCAACCAAAGGAATGGATGAGGTTGAACATGGGCGTAGATAATAGGTCTTCAGAAAACTGCAATGGCAGCTCTGGAGCCATATTGAAAATTGAGGTAATCCCAGTAGAACTGGACATGATACACTCTCGTTTATGTGTTACTAAATCCGATAGGAGCGAACCTACCTATTCTGCTTCACACTGGCGAGGTGTTTATCTGCCTACGCTTGCGACACGCTATTCAGCTATTTTCGATAGTACGAAATTTTTGGAATATTCGCACCAAAGATCTTTTTGTAATTCCTAAAGTTCCTTGAATTTCTTTATTCGCAATTCCTTTTCTTTTCATTTCTAAAGCTTTCAACCTAACTTCTTCTGGATATTTAGGAATTCCAGCTAGTACCTTTGTCTTTTCTTCGAAAGATTTCCTTCTAAAAAACTGATAAATTGCCTGGATAGAAGGCCCTAATTTTTCCGATATCTCTCGATATGTACTTCCGTTTTTCCTCATTTTTATAGATTCTTCTACGATTTCAGGAGAATATTTCATTGCTCCTTTGAAATTCTGTCTTCTTTTGATAACCATATCATTTGTATTATCTTTTGCGGTCCCCAAAAAAAGATGCTCAACTCTCATACATCTAGGATTATCACATTTATGAAGTACCCATAAACCTTCAGGTATTTCTCCATTATGAGATATCCAATTTGCCCTATGCGCACCAATCATTTTTCTTCGAAACTTTAAAATTGGATAACCATGACCAATTTTGGGTTTATAAGTCGACTCAAGGCATTCCCCGTTCCACTTACTTCTTGCTAATAGGCGTGCTTTTAATTTTTCGTATTCGGCAGACATACAACTCCCCAGTTGATCCTATGAAAAAAATATGTCAGGCCGTAGGTAGCGGCTTTTCGGATGCCTCCTAGACATATTGAGAGTACTATATCATGTTCTTGTATTTTATGTAAGTAACTAAGCCTCTTACTCTAAGCCCTTCATGCGTCTGTTCATTCGCTGCCAATTATCTCTTTTTCTCTCTTCACTCAGTGCCATGATAGGAGATGCATCACCTGTTTGGGCTAGCCCCGACGATATGGATTGCGGTTTGTTGAGATTTCGTTCAGCCTTTGCCGCATCCTTTGATGCGTTCGTGTTAGGTATATAACGTTTCATCGCGTTATATACCTTTGACCACTTCTCAAGAGAGTCAGGCATTACTTTAAGGGCTTCAAATGCTTCTGGATGATGGTATTCGAGATAGTCTACGTTCTCTTGCGAGCAGACTTTATCGAAGTCCGGGAAAGTTTGTCTGATTTTGATAGGAGCTTCTTTCGTCTCTTTTTCTTTCCTTTCGGCATCTCTTTGAGCTTCGCGTCTTCCAATAGCATCATCGACTCTTCGTTGAATCTCGTCTTCTTCCGTCTCTTCTTCCTTCTCTTTAGAGGGGGTGTTTCGGTTGATAACAGCATCGAGTGCTTTTTTGAGAGCTTCTGCTTCCGCTTCTTTCTCTTTGGCTTTTCTGTCGCTCTCTTCTTTCTCTTTCCTCTCTTTATCTCTGACTTCTCTAAACTTTCTCCAGTTGATTTGCTCTTGCGTCTCCTGCGTCTCTTTGTTTTCTTGTGGGGAGGAAGATTTGGTGGAAGAAACGACTTCAGGCTTTTTCTCATTTGACGCTACAGGTTGTGTTGTTTCTGGTTTTTTTACTTCTTCACTGATAGGATTTGGTTTCGCGGTCATTTTACCTCTATCTTACTTATGGATGATACTTTAGATTCCCCACATGTTGCCAAAATCGATGAATATAAAAAAGATTTAGCTCATTATAGGAATGTTTTGCAATATCTTGGTGCAAATGTACCCATAGAATGCCTATGCCTACCTAAAGTCATTGAGACTGTATTGGTGAGGGAAGGCTGCTTGCGTGTTTATGACTTGATTAACCGTGATCTTAGAAAAATCAAAGGGCTTGGTAAAGGAAGAATCGATCTCCTTGCATCCCGATTGGATGAGTTTTTCTCGATTAGCAGCTAGATACTCTGATTCCGATTGAAGAGATATGTCATGCTCTTCACGAATGTCATGATGAAACGTCCCATTGAAGAATGAATCACTCCATCTCTTGGTCCTTTCCCAAATTGGAGATACGTTGGACATCTCTGATACGACAGCCATTACATCTGGCCCGGGGAGTGTCCAAAGAAGACGAATCATGTCTGATCTCTTCTCAAAGAGAAAGCACATCTGATTTGGGCGAGGATTGGGAAGATAAGGCCACGCGTAGAATTTACGTCTCTTAACCCCTTTGATTAGGCAGTCAGTAGCCGTAACACAAACAACACAAAACTCGGGTTCATCAATTGTGTCATGATGGATGTTAATGCATTGCCATACTTGGTCAAGGATATCATTGCATAGAGCCTCACCCAACTCATACGGATCATGTCTTGTGTTATCCTGACGAGCTTTCAGTGCTTGAGCACCTACTGTAAGTCTATCTCCCATTAATGGTCTTCAGCATTCACTTTCTTCTGCGTCGATTCCCGCTTAGATCCAGATATAGGATTGAAAGAGTTCCCTTCATTCCTACATAGATCCTTAGAAGGTGCATTCACATCGTAATGCATTTCCCAATGATCTTTTGGTGTGGCACGCCCATCACCTTTACCAGGAACTGAAGCATTTGGGCCATGATCATCATGATGTTTCTTTGGGCCTTCCAGATTTACTTTTGAGGATGGTTTATACCCATTCTCCGCCATCCCTGGCCCTTTCTCGCTCTTCGAGCGAATAGGTTCATTTTTATAGCCCATAAGCCCTCAGATTAATATTTCATCTGATTTTTTTTGACATAATCAGCAAGCCCTGATGATGCCTTGTCAAGATCTTGAGGATTTCCCATTTCAGTTGCATACTTAAGTTTGCATACTGGATTGAGTTGACCTTCATCTTGTTCAAATCGTTCTTTTGGTCCGCCGACCCCTTTCATGTCTCTCATATATCACCTTGTTAGCGCAGGTTGTGCCTGCTGTTCTGAAGATAACTTTATAATATTTGACAATTCAAGTGTATTCCTCACTTGAGACAGCTCCATATCTTCCAGGGCTATCATCTCTTTGACAAGAGCGAGTTCCGATTCTTTCTCTTTGTAATGGGCATTGGCTTCTATCTCATCGATACGTGCAAATTTCTCTGCTGCGGATGCATTTAGGTCTTGTACCCTGGCAAGTTCAGCCTTGGATTTGGCATATTCCATCATCATTTTGCTGTTGTCTATCTTAGATTGCTGTTGCATTTGGGCTTGTTGTTGCTGCATTTGCTGTTGCGCTTGTTCGGTGGCATCAGCTTCCACTTCTTTCTTATTAGTGATGAAGGAGGCACGGAAGATTGATTTGTCGGCAACTGTCATTCCGATTTCTTTGAAGTGGAGAAGCTGTTGGAGTTCCATTTGTTTCTGTGTCGTTGAATATGCCCCTTCTTCGACTGCTAGTGAGTACTTGAGGGATTGGGATGAGAAGAAGAGAGGATTGACTTTCTTGCCTGTAATTCTTTCAACTTTGGCTTTGGAGAAGTTCTTGCGTATGGCTTGAAGACGAATCTCACCATAGAGGCGTTGGGTGTAGTCTAGTTTGTCAAAGATCGTTTGTAGGGTGGTTAATCCTGCTCCTTGACGTAACATTGATAATATCCCTGCCTTGTCATCAGTAGCCGATCCTAGCAGCTCCTCGTTGACCCCTGATATCTTGGTGATGTCTTCAGAGAGAGAACGGGAAAGTTCAAGCATTGATGCTGGGATGTTAGGCGGTTCTATCCGTTGAATCTCACCAGGTAAATGGCCAGCCTTGAGAGGGACAAGGAATCCTTGACCAGATTGTCTAAAAGCTTTTGGATCTACTACAGCATCAATTGGATATATCCATCCAGAATTTATTTGACTCTGAAGTATGTCAAGCTCAATGACCTTGCGCATATTATAAAGATATTGCGAATCACGAAGATTGCGGACCACCCCGGTTATTTTCCATGCATATGACTGCATGTCAGGCTCGTGATAACATAGGGTCGGAACCATCGGATAACGGTCAATATTTAAGAGGTTTGGCCCATCATATAGGATGCGATCACCAATCGAGACACATAACTTTACAGTTGGGACTTGCTTCTTGTGTATCTTCAGCCATGGTTGCTGCTTCATGATATGGGCAAGTTCAGCCTCATTATCTTCGCCTTCATCTTCTTCCCATTCGGTATTGTCACCAGTATAGGGATCAAGGATGAGCTTGGCTTCACGTGTTGAACGATAGTAGAATTGATCGTAAGCGAGGAGTTTGTTGGTATCTAGATTCATTAGCTCTGCCTGAAGAGGGAATCTCCCATCTTTTGCACCCATGAATCGCATCCCATCAATCTCTTTGGCATGGCCGGGGAGAAGAGCCTTAGCTCCTTGGCGAGTCACCCATCTTCTCCTCCACATTGCTGTACAATCTGACAGGTCTTGCTTGCGGAAATATGTATCGATGAGGACATTGCAATATGCTACCTGGTCTGTGACCAAATCACCTGACACCGGATCTAGGGTATAATCCATCTCCAGAGACAATATATTGAGACCAGTAGTGCAAGCGTTCTCAAAAGATTGAGATAAGTATTCTTGGAAGCCATCACGATTCTCTGTCCATTTGAGACATGCATTGTAGGCGTCGGCAAGATCGTCTTCATCATGAAGTGGGATCGCAATGGTGCTTTTACGATTCTTCCTTTGGAACCCGCATATCATCGATATGTGACGCTTGATCAGGTTGAAGAAGAAGCGGCGGGAGGCGTAGTACTGATTGTCGCCGTAGATGATGTTGTTGAGGGATTGGTCGCCAACTTTGAAACGGGTGTCAATGTAGCCCTGCTGCCACATGGCGGAACACGGGGGATACTGTGTCGCGTAGAATTGGTCTTTGAATCCCTTTAAATATTTGGCATTCATGTCTGTTGGGTCCATATAACTTCCCAACGCATAACTACCATTTTGATACGAACCCAATTCGGACACCCCTAGTCAATAAGATCATACTATATTGGATTTATTTTTATGGGAAGTACGGAAGATACGAGGGGTTAAACAGAAATAAGAAAAGAACGGAAATGGAGATAGAAAAAAGCAAAACCAACTGGGAATTTGGAATATTTGTCGTCGTACGATTTGATCGGCGCATATAAAAACTCCATAAAATTTTTCCTAGGATTTGTTTAAAAGTATCCTCCAACATTTGGTTGAAATCCATCCAAAACAGAGTTCTCTCCGTACACTTGACGCCTAAGTTGCTCAATCGTAATGTTTTCATCAGGGTGACTAAATTGGGCTTGTGGGAAGGCACTAAAACACATGTAACGGGCGGCGTCGACGGCGTGGTCTGAAATCTTTAATGGTCGGTCTTCTCCCCTATCCAAAGACTTTGGATCCCATTGATATGACTGCATCTGATCAATCAAATTTGTACAGCTTCGATGTACCACAAGATTCTTCCCATACACGAATTTATTGACCACCTGGATTCCGGGGATGACATCATTTTTGGCGTCCACCACTGGAAGATTCAGATTCCTAAGTTCTACCTTGAGGCTTGCTGCGGCAGGATCAATGTATAGGGCACGAATGGATCTCCAAGACAAGAACTTCTTTATGTCATCTGCAAGCTCAGCGTCCGTCTTTGTCCTTCCTGTCTTTTGGCTGTCGTAGTAATACTCTTCTTCAATTCGAATCTGAGGCCATCGATTAGGAGATATCGCCCCCAAAAGACAACAAGTAGCATTTATAGTCCCATAGTCAATTGAAGCTATATAATATGATGGTGCTTCCTTCGCATCGGAAAACATATTGTCTTGATCAAACCCATCAAACACCATCCCAGTTGCTGCTGTCCAAAGACCTTCAATAAATCTAGAATACCAATGGCTCCCCTGATACTCCTTTTTTAGATTCTCTTTGTAGGACTCATCAAGAGATGGGTTGTCATCCAAAACGAAGTGCCAGAAAATAAGATCAAGATCCTTTATTCGATCGATGAGATTTTTTTTAACCCAATGTGATGGAGAATCTGGATTGCAACTTGCAAGAAGCTGCGCCCCTTTCACTGAAAGACGAGACCCAAGCATCTTGAAGAATGGTTCAGGTATGCATGTAAGCTCATCGACATATGCGATTGCAAGGGTTGAACCCTGGATTGCTCTTACAGCAGATTCGTCATGCGCACCCACAAAATATAGGTTTCTTCCATATATGCGTGTCTCATTGTTCTTGCTGCTGGGGATAGGCATTCCAAGGATCTTGTAAAGATCATGAAGAACGTTTCTTTGGATGGTAGCGCGATTCACTCCGATGATCATTACATCACCAGGAGGACCATTCTTAAGAAGATCAATCAACTTCCAAATGGAAGCATATGTCTTCCCACTTCTTACGGCCCCTACCCATATATTGAAGCGATGAGTGCCTTCACTGAATGATTGGAGCTGTTTAGGACTTAGTGGCACGTGTAGTCTCGTCGATGACTACTTTCAAATCCCCATATGAAGCAGTATTCTTGATCATATTTGCGTAATATGCTTCGGACTTCGGGAATTTACCTGAACATGATTTGCATATGAAATTGTATTTCATCGGATCTTTACACAAATCTTCTAATTTGGGAGAGCATCTTATGCTTACCGTCCAGTCCCCTCCATCATCTTTTGGAGGTCGTGCAGATAGATGAGGTTCCCTTGTCCCTTCTTTCCATTCTGGACATGCCTCATCATAAAAGTCATATATGTCGTTGGATTGGTATTTTGCAAATCTAAGGGGCATGTTTTGAGGAATCGGTTGAGGACTGAACTTGCTGATCTTGCCCTGGGTCTCTTTCATATAACTTTCTCTCGATTTCCGATAAACGTTTGATAAGTTCCTGATTCTGCTTCATCAGTTCAAGTACAATAGTGATGTTTGGATCATTGGCGGCGGCATCAGGCTTTTCTTGATGGTCAGATTGACCTAGCCATTGCTTTCCAAGCCATATGGCCATCGAAGCATTTTTCTCAGCTTGTTTGAATTGGTAACGCCTAAGTGACAGTTTACCAGTACCTTCACACCTTTTCTTAAGTTCAAGAAAACCTGTGCCAAAATGATCATTTATAGCCTTATCTAAGGTAAAAGTACTAACATGGAAAGAAGAGGCGATTTCTTGGGCTGTAGCCTGTAATCCAATCCAGTAGATTACTTGGTCTAAGACGATTTCTTTTTCTGGAAGACCTTTAGAGACAGGACGAACTCGAATGCGTGGGCGACCATTTGGTTTTCCTGTTGGAATTTGACCCATTCATATTTTCCCAGTGATCAATATTTACAAGCTGGTTTTTTGGACTTGTCTTTCTTTTTCAGTTTGTCCACCGCCATGTCCATAACTGGCGCAGCTTTCTTTTTCTTATCTTGCATTGGTTTTTTCTTATGCATCGAATTCCTCTGTTACACAGTATTTTCTTGAAGATATCATTATTTGAAAATTCATGTCCACATTGTGGACAAATATGTTTCTTCTTTTTTGAGGATGGTTGAGATTTCTCCTCAATATTTGGCATATCGATACCTAGATCCGTATCTTTGAATCCCCATTGGAAAAGATCATCATCTTGAAATTCGTTTGCCAGGATATCATAGTCGAATTCTCCATGCACACGGTTGAGGCGAATCATGAGTTCCTCAGCTTCCTTTTCGCTTAATTCCCTATCAGGTGGGCCTTCATCTTGGCCAGGATGGCCAATCTTTGATGGCCTCCTATGATCTTACCATCTGGATTGATGATCGGTTTGTCGATGACGCCAAAGCGTTCCATGGATGATTGAAGATGTTCAGCATCATGCTTGGACAGTTTCCGAGGATTCTTATGGTGTGGGGTGAGTTCTTCGATTGGACGAGTCTCCAACTTCCAATTAATCATTTTCTGCAGATTTTCTATTAAAGTGTTTTTTTATCCAGATATGACACATAGATTCAGAATCAAACTCTCTTATTTCGTGTTGTTTCCCATTTATTACTGCAATAACTAACCATCTATGAACCCAATTAGGTCCACTATCATGAACAAAAATATATTCTACCTTTGAAAGGACGATATATCCATTATTTTTGTCTTTGATTAGCTCGATCATTCCTCAGAAACCCTCATCTCAGTCGACACCCCTGAACAAGCATCGATCATCATCTCAAATTGCTTCTGCGAAGCCTGTACCTTCTTGATGGCCCTAATGTTTTTCTTCAGATTCTTCGCCTTCAAATTAATACTTGATAGTTGATTTTCATAGGAAAGCAGCAGGTCGTTAATATCGAATATTCCTGGTGTTGGCTGGATGTCGTTCATTTCTATTCCTTTAGTGATTATAAATGGAGAGTAAATGTAGGAGAATGGTGATTAAAATAGCAATCACATATTTTTAAGTGACAAATAATTACTTTAAAGCAGCATGATGTTGACAATTGACAAGGAAATATGTTATGTTAATGGATACAATTGAGGGAGATATGAAAAATACTCAACCACATCCACGAGCCTCTCTTTTGATCTCAGAATGCCTGGTACTCAATAATGTAGAAGCTCCTAATGCCTTAGTTGCTCTTGCAGAGCTATATGCCGCAATCTGCTGCACGATGGGGATGAGTCCAGATCAATACAAGGAGTCTCTTGATGTTGCATATGAGGTACATAAGGGAATGTGGAAGTTAAAGGAGAAGATGAAATGAACGAACATCTGAAGGCATTGGAATTCTACCGTACATGTCTCACCGCATTGAGTACTGTTGGGATTGATAAGTTAGTCGTGACGATGGAAGATGGGGAGATGGAAGTGAATGTCCTTGAAGATGAGAGTTGGAGGAAGAATGACAAAAGACACTCGTGATTTGTGTATTGCTGCTTCTCTTTTTATCATCTGCATCGGTATGGTAACTTTCATCTTGTTTGTGGTGTGATGGATATGCAATTTTCCCCGGATGAAATACTGGATGCTGATGAAGTTGATGCAGATCTTAGTAAATTTATTATTCGTAACAAGGATAAAGTTGACATCCCAAATATGATAGGGATCCTTCTCTGGAATGCTATCGAACTTGCTCTTGTATCTTCCCCTGATGGTGTGGATGGGTCTAGGTTCGTAAAGGAATTATTTGATGACCTTTTGCCAAGATTGATCGAGCTAATCAAAGACAAAAATAAAGGAAATCCATGAGATACATGAACTTTGACCAATGGATGAGTTGGTATGAGTCTCTTGAGGAAGGTGAGGATATCCCCAAGGACTGTCAGGAACCCACTTATTTTGAAGAGAAGGAGGATAGGTAGTATGATATGAGGTTAGACCCTTGATAGCCCATTCTGGGCATATTTCTGTGATTTCTGCCTGTGTTTGTCTGAAACATATCCTTTTCTCAATGCACAATCCGGAGAAAGCCACTTTATTAGACAGTCATCTTCTTTACATGCCCAAGCATCCCATATGAGGTTTAAAAATCCTTGATCAGATCCGCAGTTGGGACATTTTAGGTTTTTTGCTGGAATAGGTTGTGGGAGCTTAACCCTATCTTGTTTTCTGTTGTCTACGATATATGTTACAACTCTCTCTGGATCGATATCGGGGATTACAGGAACTTGACTATATTTTTTCATTTTGCCTCACGTCTTGACCGTTATGTAACTCTATAATGAGATTTTCTTTTGCAAACATCCTAGATGCAGATCGTGTCCCTAATTTTTCATAAATTTCTGACTTGGTGAGGTTGCTCGTTATGACTGTTGGAAGCTCAGATCGATATCTCCTATCAATCATCTCGAAAAGAACCTCCTGTCTCCATTCATTGACTCCACTGCTCCCTATGTCGTCGAACATAATGAACTGATCATCAAGGATATAATCCATCTCTTTTAAGTAGTCCCCTTTTTCTCCAGAAATGACAGCTCTTAACCGAGACAAAAAGTCACGCTCATTCCAATATCTAAAACTGTTCACCTTCCCATATACCCATTCGATAAGAGCGGCACAAAAGTAAGTCTTCCCTATTCCTGGAGATCCGAGGTACACGAGGAAGTTTTTACCGGTTTTGAGCCAGTGAAGTATTTGTTGGTTGTTTTCAAAAGCGATCCTAGAGAGTGTTGCTCCTCTGTATCTAGAACCAATGTACTGACTTTGGATTTGTTCGATGGTTGATCGTTCTCTTTCTGTTTGCATTTTTCATTCCCTTTTTTTGCTAGGTACTTTGACTTCTCTTTATTTCTCAAGTTTTTGATAGTTCCCTCGAAGAAGGCAATCGGATCTCTAATCTCTCCTTCATAGGAAACGAGAATATTCCACGATTCATGTATTTCTTGGGCAGTCCAAGACATACATGAATCGTGGAATAGACTAAAGATTTCTTGGAGTGAGACCTCAACAGATCCACCTCCAGGGCATCTCTTCTTTAACTTTTGAGGAACTTTAGGATCTGTGGAATCCGACCCGACAGGGGGAGGATAACAGACATGTTCTTCCTTAGGGTTCTTATATATAGAGGCATCGTGGGGGACAGTTTGTACTAATTCGCTATCCTTGTTTGGCGTCTGCGTACAACCTTGTTTGGCGTTTTCGTCTATCTTGTTTGTACAATTCAGCCATTCTGTAATATTTTCTTTAAAAACACGGAAGTGCCTTTTGGCTGGCATCCCCATTTGTTTCGTTTCAATAAATTTTAACTCTATAAGCTTGTCTATAGCGGTATCCTGTTGTCGACGAGATAGGGTAGTTCTCTCTTCCACGGCATCAATTGTCAGATAAAACCAGCCCTTCACGATTTGATCTTTTTTCTCGAAATAGCAATATTTATCGATAACTTCGCTGAGGAAGATTGCCGCTTCGAGACCGATTCGTCGAGCAATTTCTCGATTGAAAGTGTGATAGTTGTTGGCGTTAAGAATGGTGAAAAGATTCACGAGGTTCTCCTATGTTTTGGAAAACCCCTAAAGAAAAGACTTGAAGCACGTCAACTTTTTACTTAGGATGGTGTTTAATTTACCATTCTACGTAGAATGACTGACCTTTCAGCCAAGAAAGGTTAGTGACAATGCCTCTGGCTCTTCTCCAGAGGTTTTGTTTTTTGTAAATACAACCTACTCTGTATGAATAATTTTATCCAGAACTAAACCCTTTTCAACCTTCCATCCACGACTTTCACATTCCTGAAGTCCTTGATATCCAGTATGTACATGCTTCCATGTCTTTTGAATGGGACGTAGTTCCTGGCCAGCATGTAATATATCTTCATCGGATGTACCCCCATCAGGTTGGCAATCTGACGAGGGCTGTAAAGCCCCTTCTTCTTGTCGTAGATCAATTCCCCGTTGTGAGTCGACTCTTCCCTTGAGTAAAGGGTGTGGTTGTATTCTTGAAGGGATTTGATGGGTATTCTCCATCCTGCCCCTTCCCTCATGGCCTTCAACCTCCCCTTCCTGATGGCAAAATATATTGTCTGAGTCTCTACCTTGTACATATCTGCCGCTTCCTTCACCGTTAACATCTCCTTATCCATGTAACCTCCTGTTGTAGCGGGAGATATGATAGTATAGTGAAATGTTTTCTGTCAAAAGTATCGTCTAAGGTTGTCATCGGACATCTCCACCCAGACACACCCACATGACTGACACTCAATGACATCCTTGTAAATGACGCAAAATCTTTTTGAAATAAACTTCATTTTGCAGGATGGGCAAGAGTGGTAGGTTTTGATGTTGGGACGATTAAGTCTGAGAGTTTTTGAGGATACCTTCATAGAATCCTACAAGGTGTAGAAATTAATTGAAGGCGCATGATATCAAGGCCTTAGATTTTAAGTGAGTTGAAAAATATGACAACTGAAAGTTCGCTCTTAGCTTTCATCACTATCCCTGGACCTCCTGTAACTTGGAAATCTCATGGAGGGTCTGGGAGACGCTCTTTCAACCCTAGATGGAGAGAGAAGGAGTACTTTCAGGCAAAGATCAAGGAGCAATACTCAGGGAATCTGCTCGAAGAGCAGATAGCCGGGGAGTTCATTTTCTTCATCCCAATCCCTCAGTCGGTCTCAAAACGTAACCGACTAAAAATGATCTCTGGGGAGACGAGGCCAAAGAAGAGAGGGGATAGAAGTAATATGTTGAAGTTCACAGAGGATTGCCTGATAGGCATTGTGGTTAAAGATGATAGCATTTTTGTTGACGGGCCAGTGAGGAAGTTTTACGATGAAAATCCTAGAACTGTCATAAAGATATGGACGGTATGATCTACGCATATATTTTTGTTTTTATACTTTTAGTCGTCGGAGCTATTGGATTTCTATACCAAATGACGAAATCAGACAGGGATAAGTTTTCCTAATCTCTCAAGTCATCAAACTTCTTTACCTTGTTGAAGGTGAACTGCTTAACTGCATCGAGAGTTCTTTTGGAAGGAATACGAGATCCATTCATCCAGCAATGAATGTAGGTTCGATCATATCCTAAAAGATCAGAGAAGTCTCTAATTGTCAGTCTCTTACGATACAACCATTCCCTAAGCTTCATTTTGAATATTTCCTACAAAGTGTTGACATATTTTCATAGGATAAAGTATGTTAGTTTTGATTTCAACAGGGAATCGTGTGGAGCATAAATACACAATGATCATTTTTGGGACCATCCTATTTTTCATCATCATTTGGTTATCAATACAGCACTTTCACAGCATGAAATCATTGGAAATTAAGATTTTAGAAATCCAACAAACACAACTTTAAAGGAGAATATATGTCATTTTTACCTAAAGACTACGAATCGCCTAAAAGCTCAACGGGATACATGAAGATCCAAGATGGGGAGAATAGGATCAGGATACTATCAGCGGCAATATTGGGTTGGGAGGACTGGAAGGACAAGAAACCTATCAGGTATAGGATGATGAACAAGCCAGACAAATCTATAGACCCTGAAAAACCATTGAGGCACTTTTGGGCGATGATTGTCTGGGACTACTCTGAACAGAAGATCAAAATCTTAGAGATCACGCAGGCAAGTATTCGCAAGCGAATCGAGGCACTGAGCCGTGATAGTGATTGGGGATCTCCATACACCTATGACATCAAGATAGTAAAGACAGGACAGAAGGTTGATACAGAATACACAATCAACCCAGTAAGTCATAAAGAACTAGACCCAGGTATCAAGGCAGCATTTTTAGAGCTTCCCATTGATTTGGAAGAGTTGTTCAGGAACGGAGACCCATATGCAGGATCTGGAAGATCACTAGGGTTTTGGGAGCTTCCATCACATACTGCAGTTGAAGAACCTAACCTTGAACTCATCACAAAAGATCAAGTTGCTATCATTGAATCCAACATCGCCAAACACATCCACCCACTTGACCCACACTGGAGACAGGCATCATTGAAGGCATTGAAGATCACTAGTTTTGAGAGACTTGAGAAGAGACTGTTTGATCTCATGATGAAGAGACTGGAAGACAAGAAAGATAAACTGGCGTCTGAAGATATTCCATTCTGATCTTAAAAACAAAAAACCCCAGTTGATGCGACTAGGGTACAACTCGAGGAAAACAATGATGAAGAGCTACACACCACCATATCAGATCGTTCATTTAGTTCAAAGATCCGAACCATGGTACTCCTTTAGAAAAGGGAAGATAGGAGCAAGCGACATTCCCGCCATCATGAACACCTCCCCATTTGAGACAAGATTGCAATGCTGGGAGAGGATGATCTTTGATAAGCAGAAGGAAGTTACCCCGAGCATGCAGCGCGGAATTGATGGGGAGTCCGAAGCATTAGCATGGGTAAATGACTATCTTTCTAAAGACTCTCCAATCTTTCATCCAGCTGTACTGCAATCCATCAAATACCCATGGATGATCGCTTCCCTTGATGGGATGCGGCATATGTTGGGCACTGATCATGAGATAGAAATACTGGAGATCAAGGTTCCGTCAAGACAAGTTCACATGTTTTGCAAGGAAATGAGATCCCCTCCAATCAGATATATACCTCAGATGCAGTTCCAAATGTATATCTCAGGGGTTGAGAGGATGCTGTATGTCTCATCATTTGATGGGGATATCATATCTGTAGTCTTGGAGAGAGATAAAACCTACATAAATTTGATGATTCCCCAAATTTTAGCGTTTAGAGACTGTCTGGTGAACTTTCGTCCTCCAGAGGCTTCTGATAGGGATAAGGTCGTGATAGACGATCCTGAGTTAGGTTTGGCGGCCGAAAGATATCTAGAGCTTGATCGGTTGATCACTGAGCTGAGTAATGAGAGGGATGATATCAGAACTCGGCTCATCAGCAATGTTGGACATCCTCGGGCCATCATCGGCCCCCTCAGCATCACAAAAGTGATCCGTCCCGGATCTGTTCAATATGCTGATATCCCTGAACTTCAAGGGGTAAATCTGCTACAATATAGAAAGAAACCAATTGAAAGCTGGCGAATTAGTTATGAATAAATTGAAAGATCAAGAATTTGTTCAAATTCATTATTCTGAAGATAGAGATCTTTGTACATATCCCAAAGGGTATAGGTTTGAGCATGTGAGAATTCTTGAGGATCAAGTTGGGAATTTTTGGATTCATGGAGTTGGTTATCTTGGGTGTCACGCCTGGGTGAAGTTAAATGTCTATCAAAAATCTTGGATAGAAATACAACTACTGAAAATAAATGGTTAAATTGGGAGTTTAGTTTATGGGAGTCGGATTTCATGTTGACGGGCATGAATGTAAAGCATCATGGTCATATTTGGGATTCCATGCATTTCGCAAGCGACTAGCAAACACAATCGGAATCGATTTGGAAAACATGCAGGGATTCTCGAAGAAACATCCAGACGATATCAATTATGTAAAAACTGGGATCATTCCCTGGGATAACGTACGATCGCCACTAAAATATTTGTTGGATCATTCCGATTGTGACGGTGAAATCTCCAGTAAACAATGTGGATGGATCTGGCCAATTTTGGAAAAGATCATTGATTTATGGGAATCATCATCTCAAAATGAATATGACATACTCCAGGCAAGTAATTTAATAGTATCGATGAAGTATTGCTATGTTAATAATAAACCACTCGAATTTTTCTGAGGTAAAATGAAATATTTGATCTTGTTAGTAATCCTTACAAGTTGCTCCTATCAAGCAGGAGTGGCTTGGGAATGGGGTAGACACAAGTCTATCGAAGAGAATCTCACTGAGCATGATGTGAAGATGCGAAAGTTGGCTGAAGATCTGGAAGATGCCAGGTGGGGGAGATGATAAAAGATGAGTTTTGCGATATTTGCTATCCGAAATATTTTGTGGTTTACGGATTTTGTAGAAACTGTGGACGGCCCTGTGAATTTCCATTATTGGAACCCCCACTATTTCTCTACCCAGAAGCTTTCAAAGATTCGTGGGAAATCGAAAAGTCTTTATGGAGAAATGGATGGAGAAAATGGCCATTTGATGAAGAATATGTTGAAGAGGAGAACAAATGACCAAATTCCTAGCTCTAATTCTCTTAGGTACATCCGCATCTCTCATGGCTGATCCAGGCATCACTATCGAGATTGACGTCTTCATCGACCAAATAGGTGGGACGCCGGGTAAAGAAACTATAGGATGGCTATGCAAGTGATATTCGTGCTGATACCTAAGTTTTTTAGATGGCTGTTCTATGGGAAACCCATGACATGACACAGAAATATAAGACAATTTTTAAGTTTTGTCATTTTGAATGCAATAAATGCAAATATATAATAACTACTGTAGGAGTAAATAAAATTTATTGGCCATTCAAAAAATGGGAATGCGTTAATTGTAAAGATCCTGATTCTTGGTATACCTATCAATTGACAAGGGGAGCCGTTCCCACTGATTACAATTTATGGTGTTCTCCTGTAAGAGATTCTTATTTTAAAATAAAAGATACAACAAGATCGGCCCTTGAAGAAATGAGAGATGTAGAATGACCCAATACCCCACCCACCTGATCGACGCGATCATCGCCATCACTGACGCTGATACATGCAAGAAAATAATTGACTTGTCAGACAAACTGAAAGAGGAAACCAAGTCCTATTATGAATGGTTCAGTTATCAGAAGTTCCCCAAGCTCTCGGAAATATGGATAGCTATATGCCGAATAGAGGGATACCAGAAGGGAAGCAATGAAGGTCTTTTAAAACGATTAGAAGCTATTGAGGCGAGTCTTGATAGGTTGGAGACAAAGAGGGCGAAGAAAGGCAATCCCGTCACAAGCTCACTGACCAATTCGCAATATGATGATTTGTTGAAGATCGGTAGAGGGAAGTGATCACAATCTTTGGCAAAGAATACCCCACCTATTTCAATCCACCTTATGATGGTTTGTATCGTTTTGAGCTGTCTAATGGAGTTTGTTTTGAAATTGTTCTGAAGTGTGGTGGAGAGATAGAAATTCCCATTGGGATACTCAAAATGTATATGGTTTGTTGAATAAGTAACAAAGATTAATTGGATACGAGGCCAAGAAATGACAATATACTTCTGGATGGCTTATGCATATCCCATCATATTTTACTTAGGATTTCTTCTTGGAAAAAGGATAAAGAAATGATCTGCTCACTCTGTCATAAAGAGCAAGCTACCGAATACTGCGTTGCCGTTCCCCTTCCCATCACCAAACAGCAAGAATGGGATGGTGTTATGCCGTCCGGGGATCAGCTACTCAGTATATGCAAGAACTGTAAAAGTGACCGTCATCGATTCTACGATCCTGGAGCGATGAGAGTAATCAAATGACCCAAACTAATCCAATAGTCACAAGACATAAAGTGACCGCTCTCCGATCTATGAGCAAGGAAAATCTTGTTAATATAATAGTGTCCCATTATCAAGAGTTCAACAACATCCTCGAGGCTCTATCATATATTCGTTCAGATATCGATCTGATAGAGAAAGGAGAAGCTTGGCATGTCCACGACAACCCTTGAGTCCAAGAAATGACCTTCATAGAAGCACTCAGCGAGTATCACAAGGGCAAGAGGATTAGGCGGCCATGACAGGGAATTTTTACCTAGACGAGAATGGGTATGTGCAGGCGAGGGATAGGTGAAGTGATGAAGTGGATTAGCGTGAAAGATCGAATTCTAAAACTTTCAATTATCGACACTCTTTCTGGTTGCTGGAATTGGATAGGCGCTTTAAAATGAAAATCCAAACTTAGGCGATATGGCAATATGATTATAGGATCTCGCAAAGATGGTTCGAGAAAGTCTATTAGTGCACATCGAGATTCTTTTGAAGCTTTCAAAGGACACATTCCTGAAGGGAAATGGATATTACATCAATGCGACAATCCTCAATGTGTAAATCCAGATCATCTTTTTGTTGGTGGTAGAAAAGCGAACATAAATGATCGTCAGAGTAAAGGAAGAAATAAGCCTGTAAATCGAGAAAACAATCCAAATTGCTCGCATTCTTCTGATGATATTTACACAATCCGTTATATGAGAAAACAAGGGGTTACATATAGAGAAATCGCTAGAATTTTTGGTTATAAAAGCCACAAATCCATCATTGATATCGTAACCCATAAAAGATGGCCGGAGCCGCCGAATGTGTAAGTGGATCAAATGCTCTGAAAAACTTCCTCAAGATGAATTCCGGTGCTGGATAGTTGTAAAAGAATCTGAGGTTGTCGATGGCGTCTTTGAAAAGTCAGTTATTCGACATGAATGGAATGATTCAAAATTAAATTATATTACAACTCAGGAGCCAGGTTTTCGTCTCGACGACGAGTATTGTTTCTATGCGTATCTGGACACAGCCTCTTATTGGATGCCTTACTTTACACCAGATCCACCAAGTGATATATAATCTCGATACCGAACCAAAACTCAACGAAATCGTCCTCTACAAGATCGCATCCGTCGATCCTGATTACAATTTCGACTGGATCGAAGGGGAGCTGATCTTGCGCATAAATTGTGAAGATGGGATTGCGCTGATCTTCTATATGCCAAGAGAAATTAATAAATCTGTTGGTAACGAAAATGCGCCTGGGCTGCAAAAGTAGGAACTTATACCTACTTATACAAGGTTATACACCAATATAGATATAACCGCTTATATTTTGATGAGGGTAAATCGGTATCTTGATTGGTTCGGATGATGGATATTGATCTTTTTCTTCACACCACATCAGACGTGGGAGGCCACCAAGAACAATAAGAGGTATGAGAATCTTTAGCATAGGAGTATCCTGCTATTTGCAAGGACGTTGATGAATGGAAGGGTAGATGTGGTTCCGGAGCCAACAACATAAGCATTTTGAGAAATTGGAGATGTGATTTTATCCTCTTATTTAACATACTAAATATCCCCATGCATAAGATGTTGTGGAGGTGCCATCAACGCCTTGGGTATTAGTAGCAGCACCACTAGTTTGCAAATAAAATGTAACCGCATCTCCGGCCGTCAACAGTCTTGCGCCCGATCCATTTATAACTCCAAATCCATTGGATACTGCTGGAGTAACTAGATTTGCAGGATTAATTTTTACTGGTAGAAATCCAACAGATCCATTAATAAAAATTGATCCAATTAAATCGGTCATTAAAGCTGTTATTCCTGTAATTCCGAAAGAAAAACCTAATACATAAAAACTTGTAGAAGGTGCAGTAAAAGTAAGTTTTCCGGCCACAAAGGAAGTATTTGATCCTCTGTCAGTAACAACTGTTGTTGTGCCGCCTGAGTTATTCCCCAGAAAATATATAGCGCCTGCACCTGTTGCATTGGTTGCAGAAACCGTCAAATTGGCAAAAAATGCTGGTTGTAATGGGAGGGTTTGTATCCCAGTTGTGGTGACAACTCTTGTTATAGTTCCGGTTGATGGGTTTGAAGATCCAGCGTTTGTAGTAAATTCTTTGTATTTGGCAGAATCGCTAGCATCGATCCCCCATCCCCATGTTCGAGTAGAAGATAAAGCTGCCTGAAAATATGCATCCGCTCCGCTTGTAGAAGTCGCTTGAGCAATAACGGTAGCATCCGATCCCGCATTCGTTGTGTCTGAATGAACGGCTGCACTAAATGCAATTTGACCTGCACCCGCCAAATTTCTTCCTGCAACAAACCCAGCATTTACAGTTTGATTATTTATCACATTTGTCGTATCTGCCATATATTTCCTTTATGCCGGTGTCCAGTTACCAACCATATCTTCCACTCTCCAAATCGTAGATACTCCAGCAGTAATACATCTCAACGTCACACAGTCACCTACGTTGGTACCTGTAAGTGTGCCGGTTACACCAACAGTTGTATTTGTTGATCCAATAACGATTTGTTGGCCGGCATTCTGAGCTATTGTGGTAATGCCAAGTTTCCCATCGATCTTCATCACATCCCCAACAAGACCACTGGCTGGAAGAGTATATGTTACCCCTGCACCTCGATCAGTGCTGTAACCATTGAAGACAAGCATGGCCTGTGTAGGTGAAGTTACATCAGTCCATGTAAATGATTGAGTTGATGCAATCGTAATGGTGTTGGAGGCATTTGTTACAGAGATACCAGCACCAGCAGTAATTGTGGCAGCTGCTGGAGATCCTGCTGTAGATCCAACTACTACTTGCCCATCCGTTAGAGCAACCCATGTTGGAACTCCTGTGGAGTTGGTGGTCAGTACAGAACGGGCTGTTGACGCTAGACCCCCAACTACGTTAGTAGAAGAAGAATAGAGGATTTGATTGATGGTAGTAGTTGAAGGGTAAGTTGCTGTGCTATAGGAAGGGTCAGCAGCTGCATTATTTTGAAGGATCTGTCCTGTGGAAGCTGAAGGGCCAACTTTGGTTATAGTCGCAGTTCCTGCGCCAACTAAGACGGCATGATTAGTCAGCCCTGTCAATTGGACAGTCTCGGTGTTGGCTGTACCAACTGTTGTGATCGATCCTGTTCCAAGGATATTGAAATTGCCACCAGCAGTTGGAGTTTCTGCCCCTCCTGAATCTCCAGTAATGGTTGTAATTGCACCAGATGCCGATATTGCTTGAAAGGTAGGTGCTGATCCAGCACCTGTAGAAGTGAAGACAAAACCAGAAGTTCCTTGTCCGGTTGCAGCTGATTGAAAAGGATTGGTAGTAGTAGTTCCCCCAATGATTGGAGCAAATGCTGTAAATGAAGCAGCCCCTGTTCCACCATTAGCAACGACTAGTGTACCCCCCAAAGTCAAAGTGGATACTGCACCAGCAAAAGTTAACCCTGTGGTTCCACCAACTATGTTCCAGTTTCCTGCTGTGGGGGATAATGCCCCACCACT